GAGACTAACGCAACACAGCTCGGAAAAGCCCTGCAAGACCCCATCAAAGGCCTCACAGCCCTAACTAGATCGGGTGTTACTTTCACGCAGGAGGAAAGAAACAAGATAAAGGTCATGGTCGAGTCGGGACAAGTTCTCGAAGCTCAGAACATGATTCTCTCTGCTATCGAAACTCAGGTCGGCGGAACTGCTGAGGCAACCGCTAAGGCTTCTGACAAGATGAAGCTGGCCTTTGACAACATCTCTGAGGCTGTCGGTGCTGCCCTTCTGCCCGTCTTCCAAGAGTTCTCAAACGAACTAATCAAAATCACACCAGAGCTAGAAAAGGCACTCGCTCCCGCTGCTGCTGAAATCGCAGACATCTTCCGCACCGAAGTCCTGCCTGCAATTCAAGACTTCACTCGCTGGCTTGCATCCCCAGAGGGAACTCAGACCCTCAGAGATTTGACCATCGCAATCATTGACAGCATCAAAGCCCTCATTGACTTCATCGGTTGGGTGGTGCAGAACAAAGATGCAATAGTTCTATTCACCTCAGTAATCGCTGCTTTAGTCGTAACCTACAAGGCTGTCACAATCGCAACTGGGCTGTTTCAGGCAGCGATGGTGTTGCTACAAAAGCAGGTCGTAACCACAACCGCAACAACAACAGCTTTCAGCGCAGCCCTCAAACTTCTGCCATTCGCAGCTATGGTCACAGGCGCAGTTCTCCTGACCTCAAGTTTGGCTGACTACTCACAGCAGGTTTACGGATCAAGAGTAAACACCGAAGGCATGACGAAAGCACAGGCTCAGAACGCTGTGCAGGTCGAAAGCCTTAGAAGACTACTTGGTCAGTATGAGTTTGCACTAGAAAGCTCAACCGCTGCCAATAGAGACCTAGCAATCAACGGAGTCGCTAGAGTCAGAGATGAACTTGCTCGCACCGAACTTGCAATCCGAACAACTGTCGGAGAGCTAAATCGCTTCAACAACATGAACCTTGACCGCATCAAGAATGAGATTAGAGAATCGGCTGGTGAGCTAAACAGGTTCAATAACTTGCTCAAGGGCATTCAGGGCGGAGGTTCTGTTTCTCTGCCTCCGATAAACATTCCTGCACCAGTGCAAACCCCACGCACTCCGTCTGGTGGCGGCGGAGGCGGCGGTGGTGGTTCGACCACAACAACCCCAAGACCTTTCGTTGACATTCCTGCTGGGGCTACAGCTGCTGCTGAGCTGATCAACGATGCAACAGGAATCCTGATTGACGCATTCTCAGATGTTGACAAGGTTCTTGCTTACCTGACTTCAAGAATCGAAGCGGCAACTCAGTTTGCTAACGAGTCTGCAATCCGAGGGGAAACCGCTGCTGCAATGGGAGCGCTAGAAACACGCAACCTGTTCCGCAGTCAGGCAGAGCTTCTGAGAACGCAAGGCGCAAATGCAGTCGGCACAATCATCAACATAAATGTCAAGACTGACTCAACGCAGTCTTTGGCAATGGTCGGTAAGACATTGGGTAACACCATCACCAAGTATGTCTCCGCTGGTGGTCAAGTTCTAGTGAGTCCGACAAATTGAGCCAGCCAGTCCAAAAGGTAGAGCTTGGATTTGACATTCTCTCGTCAGGTCTTGGCCCTTACTTTATTCTCGACGATCCGATAAAGGGCAAGCTCAACAACACCGAATACCTTTTGGCAGGTGTCCTGTTCTTCGATGTGACAGACCTCGTGCAGTCGGTTGCAATCCAGCGAGGCAAAAACCGCCAGCTTGACCAGTTCGACTCAGGGTTGGCAAACATAGTCTTCAATAACAATGACCGAACCTTTGACCCTGAATATGCACTCTCACCATACGCAGGTCAGATAGTTCCCAAGCGTCAGGTCAGAATCTCATCAGGTGGGATTGTGCAATTCGCCGGTCTTGTCGATGACTGGAATCTGACCTATGCGCCAAACGGAGACTCAACGGCTTCGGCAGCTTGCTCGGATGCAACATCTTCCTTTGCAACTCAGACCATTGCCACAAGAACAAACTCAGTCCAGAAGTCAGGGGAAAGAATAAACGCAATCCTTGACCTGCCTGAAATCAACTGGCCTTCAACTCTTCGAGATGTTGACACAGGGCTAATGACACTCGGTGCAGACACAATCGCTGACAACACAAATGCCCTGACCTACTTGCGATTAGTCGAGCGCAGCGAACCCGGTGCATTCTTCATCGGTAAGTCAGGAAATGTAATCTTCCGAGACCGCATCGCCGCTCCGACTTCTCAAGGCGTGACCCTTGCCGATGACGGCACTGGTATCAAGTATCAGTCGCTCAAGGTGCAATACGGATCAGAACTCCTAGCAAACGAGATTGTTGTCAGCTCGGAGATAACCTCTTATGAGGTCACGACCCTAGACCTTGAGTCAATAGACACTTACGGAATCTTCAACCTGACCCGAACCGGGCTTCTAATCAACGCTAACGGCGATGTTGATGAGCTTGCCGAGTTCTACGCAAATAAATACTCACAGCCTGAATACCGCTTTGAGTCTGTTGAGGTGTTGCTTGACGAGCTGACGAATCAGGAGCAGAGCGACCTGCTTGGCTTAGAAATCGGCGATGTTGTCGAAATCAAATTCACCCCTAACGGCATTGCCCCGGCTATCTCCAAATACGCTGAAATCATCCGCATTGACAACTCGATTGACCTAGACAACCACATCATGTCGCTAGGCTTCTCGACGCTTGACTTTGCCCTGTTCGTCTTGGATGACGCTCAGTTTGGTAAGCTAGATGCGGGCAACGCTCTAGCCTTCTAGGAGAATAATGTCAGGCCGCAAAGTCTTTACCGCTGGTGAGGTCCTCACAGCGAGTGATTTAAATAATTTCGTCGCCGATCAGGTGGTTTTTGTTTTCGCAGGCTCAGCCGCCAGAGGCTCAGCTATCGGCACAGCTACCGAAGGAATGGTCAGCTACCTAGAGGACAATAACCGCCTTGAGGTCTTCACAACCTTCTGGGAGCAGGTCTGGCCCGTTTCGACCTTTGGCGGAACAATCAACGGCAATCAGGTTGCCTTCGGCGGAACTACAACCACAACCTCAATGACTGCGACTTCCGCACTCGACAATGGAACAATTTGGGTGAACGGAACTGCGGCTGTCACGATCACAGTTCCCGATGTTTTACAGACTTTTGACACGCTAACCATCTGGCGTAACGCTGGCGGAACTGTAACCATAGCTGCGGGGACGGGCGTAAGCGATTGGGGAGGTGCGGGAACGGCCGGCACGAGCGTGACCTTCAAGATAAATGAAACATATAATGCCGCAACTGTTCAAAAGGTTGCAGCTAACACCTACCGAGTAGTTGGAAAGATAACTGCATAATGCCTATTCCAATAGGAATTCTTGCCACGCAAGGGCCATCTGGTTTTCTTGATACGGGTTTGTCATATTTGGTTATTGCTGGTGGCGGTGGTGGTGCAACTCTAAGTGGTGGCGGGGGCGGTGCTGGTGGATATCGCTCAAATGTTACTGGAGAAAATTCTGGTGGTGGGGCTTCTGCTGAAGGTGCATTGTCATTTGGAACTAACATTATTTTAGGAACAAACTATTTCGTGCAGGTTGGCGGTGGTGGTGCTGCTGCTGGAACTGACGAAAATCGTGGCGGCCAAGGCTCTAATTCTATTTTTTCAACCATTACATCTACTGGCGGCGGTGGTGGTGGATATGATGAGAGAGTTGGCAAAACTCCTACGACTGGTGGTTCTGGTGGTGGTCGAGGGTTTGACCTTGGGGGAACTGGTGCTAATGGAGAAACCGGTCAAGGTTACAAAGGTGGCGACAATGCGGCCTCTTCGATAGCTCCTAATTATGCTGGTGGTGGCGGGGGCGGTGCTGGTGGAGCTGGTGGTAATGCAAGCACTACTGCTGCTGGAGGAGTTGGCGGAGCTGGTGTTTCTTCATCTATAAATGGAGTGACAGTTAGTCGAGCTGGCGGTGGTGGAGGAGGTTTCGGAACAGTTGGTTCTTCAGCTACTTCTGGTGGTGGTGCTGGTGGCGGTGCTTTATCTGGCACTACAGCGTCATCTGGAACTCAAAATACTGGTGGTGGTGGTGGTGGTGGTCGGACTACAGGCGGGGCTGGTGGTTCGGGAATTGTTATTCTTAGATATCCAAATACTTATACAATTAGTGTCGGTGCTGGATTAACAGCTGGAGTGACAAATGAAGCCGTTGGAACTAATGGGCGTTATACAACCTTAATTTCTGGCGGCGGAAATGTAAGTTGGACATAATGGCACACTACGCACTAATAGATGAAAATAACATTGTGGTTCAGGTTATTACTGGCGTTGATGAGAACATGACCCAAACAGACTTAGACGGAACAGTAGTCGGTGGGTCATCGGAAACATGGGAGCAGTTTTATCAAACAAGACCTTGGTTTGAGGGATTGACTTGTAAGCGAACTTCTTACAATGGAAACTATCGAAAGAACTATGCTGGTATCGGCTACACCTATGACTGGGACAAGGATGCTTTTATCCCACCAAAGCCTTACCCAAGCTGGATTCTCAATGAACAAACTGGCCGATGGGAAGCACCTGTCCCTTACCCAAATGATGGCGTGATGTATAAGTGGGATGAAGATTCTCTTGACTGGGTTGCAATAAACTTTCAGGTAGAAAACTAACTCGCAGGGTAAAAAATGGCTGAGGAAACAAACGGCGTTCGCATAACGCAACGAGACATCTACGAAAAGCTCATTGAAGTCCAAGCTGTTCAGATCGAGATAGTTGCCGACATCAAAAACCTCAAAGACTTACCTGCTCGCATGAATCGGGTAGAGCAGAAACTCGCTCGCATGGAGTGGATTGAGAAGCTTGTCTTTACTGCACTCGGTTCAGGCATTACAGGATTTATTGCCGCACTTTGGGCTTTGATTAGATGAGACATCCCTTCTCAAAGAAACTCATAACCTCACGCTTTGGCACAACGGCGAGGAGACTCACCGCACACCGAGGTCTGGACTACGCACCCAAAGAAGGCAAGGCGATTCCTGCTGTTGCATCGGGAACAGTTCAGGCGGTCAAGTGGTCTTCAATTCTTGGTCATGTTCTAGTGCAGTCAGCTTGGGATGAGATTAACGGGAGAACTGTTTTCATCGGCTACTGCCACCTTCAGGAAAAGCCAACGCTAAAAGTTGGTGACAGGGTAAAAGAAGGTCAGACAATCGGCAAGGTTGGGAATACTGGTTCTGCATCTAGGGGCGCACACTTACACCTGACCATTGGGCCTAAAGTCACATCAGTCACCTTTGGAGTTGTATTTGACCCTGAAACCTTCATTGACGAGCGACTAAGTGCGTAGCTGGAAACACCGCAGAAGGCTTATCTATTTATCTTTTGCCCTGTCTGCATTCATGATCCTGTTTGGGGCGATTACCTATGAGGCAGATTCCTCAGTCAGCCGAGAACTAATCATTGGCGGAGTGGCTTTGATTTCTATCATCCTGACCGCTTATACTGCTTTTGCTACTTATGAAGATGTAAAAACTAGAAAGGCACATGATGAGGATATTTAGTTTAGAGTTCTGGAGCTACGCAGGGGAAAGAGCAATCAAGACAGTTGCTCAGTCTGCAATCGCTGTTCTAGGCACAGGCTCAATCGGGCTGTTTGCTATTGACTGGGTTTCGCTTGCATCGGTTTCACTCGGCGCAGGGTTTCTTTCAATCCTGACCTCAGTAGCCTTCAAGAAGGACTAACGCTCACTCGGAAGAGTCGCTGCCCAAATCCCATACTTCTGACCCGACTCAACCGCATACCTGAAGCACTCGGCCTTGACAGGACAGGTGTCACAGAGTTTCTTGGCGATCACAACAGACAGCCTTCGGCGTGTCTCGTCTCGGATTTCCTCCGGGTAGAAAAGCTCAGGGAAGTCCTCACATGGCACACCGCCAGCAGCATGAATAGCCTTTAGCAAGCGGTAGTGCTTCTGGTCGAAATGTCCCATTGCCATAGCCTAATTTGAAAATGTCGGTGGCAGGGTAGAAACTATGACCATGTTAAAAACACACGCACCTGAGAAGTTCAACAACGCAACCCTACTCGGAGTCTTTGAGGCTGGTTCTGACGAGTGGCACAACGCTCGCAAGGACTCAATCGGCGGATCAGAGATTTCGACCATTATGGGGCTAAACCCCTTTGAGTCTGCTTATGCACTATGGGCAAAGAAGACAGGCAAGATACCCTCACAGATTGAGGAGAACTGGGCAATCAGATTCGGCAAGGCTTTTGAGTTGCCGATTCTTCAGCTCTGGTCAGAGGAGCATCCTGAGTATGAGGTTTTCCTGACTGGCACTTACCAAGATGCGCTTATCCCGTTCCGCCACGCCAACCCCGATGCGCTGGCTCGACACAAAGAGACAGGCGAGTGGATCGTGATTGAGGTAAAGACAGGCAGACAGACTTGGGAAGAGTTGCCTGCTGGTTATTATTTGCAAGTTCAGCACTACCTCGACATTCTCGGACTCAAAAAGGCTGCTTTGGTTGCAGTCGCAGGAATGACTTGGCATGACTACTGGATTCAGCGTGATGACTTTGAGATTGACATTGCCCGACAGAAGGCGATTGACTTTCAGGCTTGTATGTTCGCAGATCAGCGACCTGAGTGGGATGGCTCAGAGTCAACTTATGAGGCTGTCCGTTACCAGCACCCGCTGATTGACGAGACTGAGGTTGAGATTGACTCTCTGCACTACCTTGCAAACGCACAGGCAAAGTATGACGAGGCAGCGGAAGAACTGCGCCTAATCAAGTCAAAGGTTCTTGATGCAATGGGTCGAGCTAAACACGCCTACATGGAAGTTGATGGACAAAAAGTTCGCATAGCATCGAGGCAGGCAAAGGGAGATGGTCTCCCCTATTTGGTAGTCAAGAAGGGAAAGAAATAATGGCTAGGTTTGATTTGTCACAATACGCAACTGTTGAGGAAAGACTAAAAACTTTTTGGGCTGATGAGAAGAACTCTGATGCTCGAATTATTACCCTGAATCACAGCAAGGATTCTGCGCTGTGGATTATCGAGACAAGGATTTATCTGACGGCGGGTGATCAGGCTACCGACCTACCGAAGACAACAGGTTGGGCAAGTGAAGCAAACTCCGATGCGTTCGCTTTAGAGCGATGCGAGACATCTTCGATCGGGCGTGCGCTCGCTAACTACATCTACTCAGGCTCAAAGCGACCAAGCAGGGAAGAAATGGAAAAGGTTGCAAGGATGGATTGGCTCGAAAGAGCTGGTAGTCTTGGCACAATCGAAGAACTGCGAGACCTTTATGCACAAGCTAAAGCCAACAACGCTTCTCAGGAAATCCTAGAAGGGTTGAAGCTTTATGCTCAGCGATTTGAAGAGAGCCAAACTCCAAGAGCTGGAGGAGGCGTATCTGGTGGCAAGGTTTCGAGGACAGGAAAGTGAAGCTCAGTTTTGGAACAGGGAACTCATCGAGCTTCTGTTAGGGGTGTTGAGTGATACAGGAAATCCAGAGGCAACTAGCGGAACTGATAGCGGAGAACTCTAAGGGTTCCACTGCGCTGTTCGAGGCTGAGAAAGCATTAGCTGAGGCCGAATACGATTTGGATTTAGCCGAGCAGAAGGCTTACATAAAATCAGCGGGGACTGTTAGAGACCGAGAAGCCATCGCCAGACTTGAGTCGGCAGACCTTCGCCTAGCAAGGGATTTGAGAAAGGCCGAACTCAACCGCATCAAGCAAAAGGTCAAGTCAATCGAGACGGCTTCTATGGTGCTTGCGACACAGGCAAAACTCATGGGGCAGGAAAGCCGTCTGTGAAGCGACAGGAGGCTCTCAGACGGGCTGTAGAGGCTCACCCCTACTGCCCACATTGCGGGGCTACAAATGGCCTACAAACGCATCACAGGGCTAATAGAGGCATGGGTGGCTCGAAGGCTATGGATAGGTTTGACAATTTCTTGCGTGTTTGCCCTGAGTTGAACTTTGCGATGGAATCTGATCCTGCAATGGCTACCGAGGCCAGAGACATGGGCTGGAAGCTAGGCAAGTGGGATGGGTTTGACACGCCGTATTTTGACAGGGTTCAAATGAAGTGGTATCTATTGACTGAGGCAGGGGAGAAGAAGGAAACTGACCCTCCTAATTACTTGATCTAAGAAAGGGCAAGAATGGACATCGAGGAATTAGCACTCAAGATGCGAAACAGGGCAATCAAAATCGCCGAAGACGAAGCTCGCAACGGCAATCTAAAAGAAAAGCAGCAGAAACTTTTAGAGCAGCGCAAGATTGAAAACCTGCAAAAGCTCTATTTCAATGCAGGGCGTTGGGCTGGCGGAGCAAGAGACCGCAATGCTAAAGAGGCGTTTCAGAAAGTGTCACTGCTGTCATGAAAATCGGTTCTTTGTTCTCAGGTTACGGCGGTCTTGACCTAGCCGTTATGAAAGTGACAGGTGCAGAAGTCGCTTGGCATTGCGAGTGGGATGACGCACCATCAAAGATTTTGGAGAAACACTTTCCCGGAGTGCCAAACTACCGAGATGTTACAAAGGTTGACTTCACGCAAGTCGAACCTGTTGACATCCTCACCGGAGGTTTTCCTTGTCAAGACTTGTCATTAGCAGGCAAGCGGGCAGGGCTAAAAGAAGGAACGAGATCAGGACTCTGGTTAGAGTTCGCAAGAGCAATACAAGAAATCAAACCAAAGTTAGTTGTTATTGAAAATGTCAGGGGATTACTAAGTGCAAAAGCCGATAATGGAATGGAATACACAGAAGAAGATTTGGCAGTTATCAACGGCAGACCAGTTATTAGAGCAATGGGAGCTGTTCTCGGAGACTTGGCCGACATCGGGTATGACGCAAGATGGACAGGTGTTCGAGCTTCAGACGCAGGCGCACCTCATCAGCGATTCAGAATTTTCATCGTTGCCTACCCCAACGACAATGGACAAGCTGCCAGCTAGAAGTGCAGAAGATTTAGAGAAATATAAAAAACACGGAATTAGTAATTTGCGTGAAGCTGTAATACATAGCTTGCCAGAGCAGGAAATTCAGTTGTTACGCTCGCCGACTGCTAGTCAAGGTGAGGGTGGAGCTTTAGGCGAGGAAACTGCTAGGGCAAGAGGCAACACAGTCGGCATTCGTAATCAGGCAATGGACATTGCTGCCTTAAACCTGCTACCAACAACCCGAACCTCAATGGCTAATGGTGCAAGTCAGAAAGAGTTGGATGCAGATAATCCAAAAGGAAGATTAGAAACTGTAACTAACTGGGGCAAGTTCGAGCCAGCTATCCGCCGATGGGAAGAAAGAATTGGCAGACCTGCCCCGGCACCCACTAAGCCAGATGGCAAAGACGGCAATCACAGACTGTCATCAGCCTTTACCGAATGGATGATGGGCTTGCCAGAGGGCTGGATTACTGATCTTGGCCTAAAGCGCAATGAGGAGCTGAAAGCCTGTGGCAATGGCGTAGTTCCCCAACAGGCTGAGCTTGCTCTCAGAATCCTGCTTGAAGGCATCGAAATTGAAGCCGGGGGGGGTCAGGTGAACTTGCCAACTCCAACAGTTAGTGACACTTTTACAGACAACCTAAGAAGCACGCAACAGAAAGAGGGTTCTATGCATTCTGTTACCCTGCCACAAGCGGTAAGGATGATAGCCAATGAGCATTGAGATTATGAACGCAGTTTGGCGTGAGTCCAAAGCTGACGGCAGAGCAAGGCTGGTTCTTCTAGCAATAGCAGATCATCAGGGTGAAATTGGCGCATGGCCTTCGATTAGGCGATTGGCTCAGATGGTTAATTCTTCTGAAAGAAGTGTTCAGCGAGACATTCAGTATCTTCAGAAAATCGGAGAGCTAAGGGTTGAGGTTCAGAACGCACCGACTCAAGGTCAATACAAATCTAACCGCTACTGGGTCACGCTTCCAAGCACCGCAGGGGTGACAGAATCGCAGTCAGGGGTGACAAATAGAGCGTCAGGGGTGACAGCAGATGGCGTGCAAACCCTTATAGAACCATTACAAGAACCAACATATGCGAGTAAGGAATTGTTCAATGAATTCTGGAACGAGTATCCGAGAAAGGTTGATCGAGGCAAGGCACTCAAAGCATTCAAGTCAGCACTCAAAAGAGCAAAGTTTGAGGACATACTTGCCGGGGCAATTGCCTACCGCAATGATTCGACACGCAAACCTGAGTTCACGAAATACCCGGCAACTTGGCTCAATGCTGACTCTTGGGAGAATGCCGCAGCACTCCCAGAGGTGAAGAATGAAGCTCGCAGGGCAAAAGAAAAAGAACAATCCGATGCTTTTTTGCGTGAGCAAGAAGAAATAGCAAAACAGTCTGTCCCACTAACACCTGAGCTAAAGAAAAAGCTAGGCTTATGAGATGCAGAAACAATGTCCCCGCTGTGGCATAGTGTGGGAAATACTCTTGACCCGCAAGAACCCCGACACTTGTCAATCTTGCAGGGCAAGGAAACAAACAAAGATAGCTGACTGTCTGATTTGGCAAGGAAACTATGCCGAGGATATGGTCACCCCAATAAGAGAAGACGGCAGTCTCGTTATGAAAGGCGAGAGAACCTGCGGTCACCAAGATTGCGTCAATGAGGCGCATAGAAAGGCAACACAATGAGAGTAAAAGCAACAGTTGAGGTCGCAAGACTTATTCCCTCATATGGTTTTAAGGGAGTCGAGAAATACAAAGACAAGAAGGGCGAGGAGCGCACTCAGTGGGTAACAGTCTGGACTAAGGAACAGGTAAGAGAAGGGGAAACCCTAGAGGTCTCAGGTGATCTGTCGGTCAAGATTGAGAGCTTCACTGGCAGAGACAATGTCCCAAAGCAAGTCGCTGCAATCAACATCAACAACCCGACCATCACCAGATCGGAAATGCCCTTCTAAACTAGAGGGGTGATTGAACTTCATGTTTACGGCAGACCGACCCCTCAAGGGTCTAAGCGTGTATTCAACGGCAGGATTGTCGAGGCTCAATCAGCTAACCTAAAAAAGTGGCGAGCGGCTATTGAAGATGCTTGTCAACCATTCAGCAACCAGAACATCCAGCTCGGTCCTATAAGGGTCGAGGTGGATTTCTTTTTAGAGAGACCTAAGACTGTGAGGATAAAAGATCGGGCGTTGCCAATAGTGCCGCCCGATCTCTGACCGCCCGATAAGCTCCTCCGGGGCTGTCTCGATGGCATAGGGCAATCAGGCCTCATTTGGGGCGATGACTCCCAAGTTGTCGAGATTGCAGCCCGCAAGTTCTATAACGATGACCGAGAAACAGGCGCAATTATTAGGGTTTTGCCTTTATAACAATCCAGTAACGACACGCCTTTTCTCTTTACCCTGCCCCCATCCTGCCCTAGCCTTTAGGTGTCCAAAGAAAGGAAAAGAAATGGACTTATTAGGACTAGCGTTTTGCCTGCCGTTCTTCATCGGCGCACTGATGGCACACTTTGGTGTCAACTTCTCTGAAGACAACTACGACACAGGGGAAAAGAAATGACAGTTGAGGAATTTAGAAACCATGTTGATCGCCAGATTGACCTTTACGGCATGGCTCAATTCAGCAGAGGATTTGAATCCTGCATCGAAGCTCTTGAGGAGCTTTCTAACCACGCACACAACAAAGGCAACCCTGCACTAGCTGACGCATTGCGTT